TATATAATGAGAAATAAGCGAGAAAATATGATTAAAATTACAAAACAACACGAAAAATTCATTGACGCGGCTTCGGAAGTTTATCCGGGTCAGTCTGAATTTTCAACTTCACAAATCAGGAATGTTATAAAAGAGACAAATTGTCCTTTTCCTTCTTGGTTGACGAAACCTGACTTCAGAGTAGGTCATGGAACATATTCACTTGAAATGGCGGGAGTCGCTGTTCAAAATAATGTGGTTGATCTTCCAGTAGGAGTGACAACAATCGGAGCCCCAAATATCATAAATGATATTACAGTGGTTCCTGAAATAATAAACGAATTTGTCCCATTCGGACATTTTAGAGATTTAAAAACAATCTTGACTACAGAATTGTTCTTTCCAGTTTTTATAACTGGTTTATCAGGAAATGGTAAAACAATGATGGTAGAACAAGTTTGTGCCAAACTGAACAGAGAATGTTACAGAGTTAATGTGACAATCGAAACTGATGAAGATGATCTAATCGGATCAAATACTTTGGTTGATGGAAACATTGTTTTCAGAGAAGGTCCAGTTCTCAAAGCTATGAGAAAAGGAGCCGTTCTTCTGATTGACGAAATTGATTTAGCGTCTAACAAAATTATGTGTCTTCAATCAATACTTGAAGGTAAAGGTTATCTTAACAAAAAGACTGGTGAGTATGTTTCACCGGCTGATGGATTTACAGTAATCGCGACAGCGAATACAAAAGGTAAAGGTTCAGATGATGGAAGATTCATCGGAACTAATGTTTTAAACGAAGCTTTCTTAGAAAGATTCTCAATTACAATGGAACAAGAATATCCTTCTAACGCTATCGAGAAAAAAATTCTTATCAAAGAATTTGATAAACTTGAAGTTGAAGGTCAAGAAGACTTCGCGACTAACTTAGTCACTTGGGCTGATGTAATCAGAAAATCATTTTTCGAAGGAGCTATTGACGAACTGATCTCAACTAGAAGACTAGTTCACATAGCACAAGCTTTCAAAATGTTTAACAACAAAATGAAATCTATTGAAATGTGTGTTTCAAGATTCGATTCTGAAACGAAAGCTACTTTCATGGACCTCTACACTAAAGTAGATGCTGAGCCAGTAGTTGAATATGTTGATCCATACGAAACAGAAGAAGAAAATAATCTTAAAGAATCAGAAGAATTAGCTTCAAAAGATTATGATACTCCAGACGAAGGAGAAGACTTATTTTAAATTTCTCGCGTCTCCCTTTCTTTAGTCTATTCTTGACGGGAAAGGTGAGGCCTTTTGAAATTTACTGTGACGCGAAATAATTATGATATTTAGATTAAATACACTATACAAAAGAGACTCTAATGGAAAAATTAGAGAATACAACATTGAATGGACAGGCCACGGAGTAATGGCTCCTGGATTTAGAACAGTCGCTGGGATTCAAGGTGGTAAAATGGTAACTTCTGAATGGAAACTTACAGAAGGTAAAAACATCGGAAAAGTCAATGAGACTTCTCCATCAGAACAAGCTGAGAAAGAAGCAGTAGCTAAGTGGGAAAAGAAAGAAGAAAAAGAATATTTTGAATATGAATCAGAAGTTGATTCTTACGACAAGTTCAAACCTATGTTAGCTCACGATTATACAAAGAGACCACAAGATACAGGTTTCAGTCAACCAAAGTTAGATGGTATTAGATGTATCGCTACTAAAGACGGATTATTCACTAGAGCCGGGAAAGAGATTGCTACTTGTGGACACATTGAACATGATCTCATAGAATTTTTTAAAGAAGAGCCAGATATTATTTTAGACGGAGAACTTTACAATCACGAACTCAAAGCTGATTTTAATAAGATCACTAGTCTAGTTCGTAAGGTTAAGCCTACTCCAGAAGAAGCACTAGAGTGTCATGAGAAAGTTCAATATCACATTTATGATTGTTATGATAAAAACAATACAGATCAGAATTTTGATTTTAGATGTTTCTTTATAGATGAAGATCAACCTGATGAAGCTTCATTAAGATTTGTTGAAACAACTTGGTGTGGTAGTCAAGAAGAACTTGATAAAAAGTATTCAGAATATACAGAAGCTGGTTATGAAGGCCAGATGGTTCGTAACGATACACCTTACGAAAATAAGAGAAGTAAAAATCTTCTCAAGAGAAAAGAATTTATAACAGAAGAATTTAATGTTGTCGAAGTTTTAGAAGGTCAAGGTAATTGGGCGGGATACGCCAAACACTTTGAACTCGAGCTCGGTGATGGAAGAAACTTCAAAAGTGGTGTAAGAGGTAATCAAGAAACATTGAAAGCACTCTTAGAACAAGAAGACAAGCCTACATGGGTAACTTGTAGATACTTCGAGAAAACACCAGACGGTATTCCAAGATTTCCAGTTGTGATTGATTGGGGAAACGGAGATCGAAATGATTAATGACTTTAGAAAACATTTTATAAAAAATCCTCCACCATTTAGATTGACACCTGAGTATGCTGAAAAGCTTGAAGTAGAATCTTTAGGTGGCAAACACAGTAAAGTGAAAGATGGTCCTGATGGTTGGTTTCCCAATGGAAATACGATAGAAATTAAAACTCAAATATTTCAAACTGATTCTGATGCTGAAAATGTCCTTAAATTATATGGCAAAGCAACTTATTCTAATCCAAGTAAACTTATTCATAAGGAGAAACTTGATAAAGATGAATTTACTGTGGTTAGTGGTTGTGATATAGAAGGAGTGGTATATTATAGGTATTCATATAGATTTTCAGCAATAGAAGCTGACTATTTAAATAGAGTTAATTATTTGTGGAACTCCGGAATGAAACATGGATCAAATTTTATTTTGGCTCCAGCTGAATACTTTAAAGCTAAAGCCAGAGGGGTTAAAAAATGTCAATCATTTCATATGCATTTCATACATGAAGATATAAAAAATATGGCATTTACTGAAAATGGAATTCAAAGAATTCAAGCTAAATGGTTTAATTTTCTTTGTGACTTTCCTAAAGAAGAATTAGTCCCACTTAGAAAATCTTAATCTAACAGAGGTATTTGAAAAGAATAAATAGTAGTATGACACAATATACAGAAACAGTACAAGCCCACAAAGACAAGACAGAAGCCGAAGAATGGGGCAAAAATATAAAATATATTCACGCGAATGAAGGAGTTATTGAAACAGCTTTTAATAACGGTGATATAAAGTATGAAACTAGACTTCCACTTGGTGGAGGGAAGGTAAAGTATAAAATAGATTGGCATAGAGAAAAAATAGAAGAAGAATCTCTGATTGAAGCCTGGGGAAGATGGTTAGTTGATATGAAGTGGAAAAAATGAAACAACAAGAATTAAATTTTGAAAAAGAAAGACCCGCTAGAGGTCAAATTGATCAGCAGGAATATGCTTTGATCAGAGACAAAGACGGTGGTAAATCTGATTATGTTCATGGGACTTATGAAGAGGTCGAATTTTACTGTGACGCCGAAGGATTATGGGTTGATCGATATCTTGATCATGTTACGCCTATGACAGTACAAAAACATTTTAAGTATGTGGGAAGTGGACAGAATCCTTGCGCGACTGCCGTCCCATTTTATAACGAAAAAGCTGACCCCAAGACAGGGATAAGAGGTCATAGAATATTTAAGGAGAAGTTCTAATGGAATTTTTAAACAATTTATTCTGGCTACCTATAAACTCAATAGAGTTAATATTTAACATTGGGTTATGGGTGCTAGTAGGATATGTTATTTTCGAAGCGATTCAAAAATACAGAGAACAATAGGGGCCCCGAGCTCGGGCAGGGACAGGAGATCGACCAGATACAAAGAGCACATTATTTTACTTACTCTTGTAGTATTGACAGTATCACCATCCCGCCAGATTTTAATTTATGAATAAAAGACAAAAGAAAGCAATGAAAGAATCAGTTATCACAGTTTTTAGTGGTATGATGATTAACTGGCCTGTATCGGTTGTCTTTTTATATATGTTTATTGAGAGAATGAAAATGGATATTTTAGAAGCTTCAATATACATGACTATGGGATTTACAATCGTAGCTCTAATACGAGTTTATATAATACGATTGATATTCGAGAAACGGAATGAGTCCGATTGAGTTTAACGAAAAGTTTGGACCTGGCAAGTGTTCCAAATGTGGTGTCTATATTGAAGATGATGTTAAAATGTATGTAGCAGTTAATCTTTCAGGTAGACCAAGTTTAGTTAAAGATCAATTAATAATGATTGATCCAGAGTTTTGTGAAAAATGTCATGGGGCGGTAGCTCAGTAGGGAGAGCGGCTGGTTTGCATCCAGTAGGTCGTAGGTTCGATTCCTATTCGCTCCACCATGTACAAGCTTGAGTAGCTCAGTTGGCAGAGCAGCTGATTTGTAATCAGCAGGTCGAAGGTTCAAATCCTTTCTCAAGCTCCACAGGAATATATTATGAGATATAAAGAAAAATTTAAAATGACGAGTGTCGAAAAGATGTTAATGAAACATCAACCCGATCCTTTCAGCGATTACAAAACAGGAACTCATGATTTTTATCACGGGTTACAAAAAGAGTACAAATTCGATAATGGATATGGTGCTAGTGTAATTTGTCACAAAGGAAGTTACGGCGGAGATTGTCTATTATGGGAACTAGCTGTAACATTACATGGCATATTATGTTATGATACATCAATAACAAATAATGTCATAGGACATCTATCAACAGAAGAAGTAAATAAAAACTTACAAGCAATAAAAGAATTATGAAATTTGGATCACACCACTACAGACCACTCATTGACGAGTTGACAATTAAAGAATCAAAAATTAATGGTTTAGGTCTACACGCGACAGAAAATATAAAGGCGGGAGTCTTTCTTGGAGCGACTCATATATGGGAAAGAAGAAGGCATGGTTGGATAAGAACACCTCTTGGTGGTTTTATAAATCATTCAGACGAACCAAACAGTTTTATACATACAAATATATATTATCATGAGGGTAATCAAAGAGAACTATTCACAGTAAAACCAATTAAAACAGGAGAGGAGATAACAGTATTCTATACAGTAGGATATAATGATATCATAGAATAAAAATGAAAGGCGAAAGAAATCCAGTAAAGAAAAATATGGACAAATTACACAAACCACGTACGCATATAGATAAGTCAAAGTACGATAGAAAAACTGAATCAGAAGTGATGCAAGACGAATTAGAACCGATACCACCAGTCTGGCATCCAACTGAACATGATGAATCAGACGATTTAGAAGACGCTAAAAGAATGGAAGATGAAGGTGGCATGGATTACAGCGGTGCGTTTGAATCGGATATTAAAGAAACTTGACAATACAGCAAAAGCTGTTATAATAGATGTATGAGTTTGAAAAAGATAAATTATAAGTTTAGTGAAGGTGACTTGAGTCAAGAGTTGAAAGACTATATTGATTCAACATACACTCAACACTACAATAAAAATAAATTTCAAGCGACCGAATTTATAGTAGACGGTGGACATGGAGAAGGATTCTGTATAGGAAACATTCTCAAATATGCCCAACGATACGGTAAAAAAGATGGCTATAATCGTAACGACCTTATGAAGGTATTACATTATGGTATAATAGCACTGCATGTGCATGACCTTAATAATGGAGAAAGTGATGAAATTAAGTAACAACACACTTAACCTCTTGAATAATTTTTCAACAATTAATTCAGGAATAACCGTCAAATCAGGAAATGAATTGACAACAGTAAGCGCGATGAAGAATATCTTCGCGAAAGCGGTAGTAGATGAAACATTCGAAACAGAACATTCAATCTATGATCTATCAGAATATCTCGGAGCAGTATCATTATTTGATACACCAAACTTCGAGTTCAACGGCGAATCAGTAAATGTAACAGAAGGTGACAATGCAGTCACTTATTATTACGCTGATCCTCAAATGATAATATCACCACAGAAAGATATTGTAATGCCTGATCCGGAGATTACCTTCGATCTAGATGAAGATGTACTAGGAAGTTTATTAAAAGCTTCTTCTGTATTATCTTTACCAGACATGGTACTTTCAAGTGATGGAACAACAGTTCAATTAACAGTCAAAGACAAAAAGAACGCAACTTCTAATGTCTATAGTAGAACAGTAGCCCAAGGCAATGGTTCAACTTATGAAATGTTTTTAAGAATGGAGAATATCAAAGTTCTAAGTGGAGACTACACAGTCTATGTATCATCAAAAGGAATCGGACATTTCGCTAATAGAAATCAAGCAGTTGAGTATTTTATAGCCCTTGAACCAGATTCAAACTACAATGAAGCTTAATTATGAAAGAAGAATTTTTATGGGTTGAGAAATACAGACCTAAGAATATCTCCGAATGCATACTTCCTGATTCAACAAAAAAGATATTTCTAGATTTTGTAACTAGAAAAGAAATCCCGAATTTACTATTATGTGGTACAGCGGGTGTAGGTAAAACTACAGTAGCGAGGGCGTTATGTAATGAACTAGGCGCCGACTTTGTATTGATCAATGGTTCAGAAGAAAGAAACATTGATACTCTAAGAGTCAAAATCAAACAGTTCGCTTCAACAGTTTCATTAAGTGGTGGTCCGAAGATTGTCATTCTAGATGAAGCTGATTATCTAAATCCCCAATCAACACAACCAGCTCTCAGAGGATTCATAGAAGAATTCTCAAAGAACTGTCGATTCATATTTACTTGTAATTACAAGAACAGAATTATATCACCATTACATTCAAGATGTAGTGTTATAGATTTTGTTATTGAGTCACAACACAAACCAATGATAGCTCAACAAATCTTTCAGAGGAT